CCCGGCCTTCGCGCCATCTCTCGTGACCCCTGAGAAGTCGATCATGACCGGGCCCGACGTGCTGTTGGTCACGGCGTCGCCGGCGGCGTAGGCAGTGGTGTCGCTGGGCCGCGTGACGGTGGCATTGACGACGACGACGTAGTCCGCTTGAACGCGCTGCCGCTGGACCGTGTCCGAGTTGACGGTGTACTGCTCGTGGTCGACCTTCTTGCCGGTGCTGTCGGGCGGGACCCGGACGAAGCTATCTGTGGCCTGCGTCAGGAGCGTGATAGCGAGAAGGGCGATCAGCATCGCCAACACTCGCGCCTTGACGGTCTTCATTGCTTTGCTTCCTCTCAAGCCCGTGCGAACGCGGCCATGTCGCGCCAGAGCAACGGCAGCGCGCGATCGCGTTCGCGCTGCGCCTCCTCCATCCGCTCGAGCTGGCGCACGACGCGGTCCTCCCGCAGGTGCACAGCGTCGACGACCAGGTCCGCGAGCGTGGCGCCCTGGGCGCGGTTGACGACAGCCTCGTCACCGTGAAGCGGGACCGCGGTGGCTCGGCCGAAGTCCATGAACGCCATGTCCGGCGTGCCCGTGGCGAAGCCCTCGGGCTCGGTGTTCCGGATCTGCTGGATCTGCGCGTAGCCGGCCGCCGCGACCGCGGCTGCTGGAATGAGGCTCCACGGGAACGGCATCGATGCGAGTGTCTTCACGATCGCCGCGGCGGTGTCGATGACCGCCGCGGCGATCGCCGCGGCCTTGTTCTTGCCGAAGATCGACCGCAAGATCCCCGACACCGAGGACGCGATCATCCCGAACCGCTCGACGGTGAACTTCCGCGTCTCCTCGGACGCCTCCCGCTTCTTCTGCTCGGCCGCCTCCCAGGCTTTCTTGAGCTCCTCGGTCGTGAAGAGCCCGCTGTTCTTCATGTCCTCATAGAGCTTCGCGGCGTTGTCGGCCGTCTGCTGCAGGGCCGCGCGGCTCCGGAACCCAGCCTCCTCGGCTCGCTCCGCGACCGTCTTGTTGACGCCAGTCGCCTGGTCGATCTGCGTCTGCCAGTACGCGGTCGAGAGCTCGACGAGCCGCCGGTAGTGCTCCTCGTTCACGGCCTGCACCGTCGCGAGGCTCTCGAGCTCCTTCTGCTGCGCGATGAGCATCTCGGCCACGCGCCGCTCGACGCCGGTCGTGTTGGCGAGCGTGAGGCGGTCCTGGAACTCCTGGAACTTGTCGGCGATCGCCGCGTTGACGGCGGCCCACTCCTCGCCGGCCTTCCGCTGCTCCTCGTTGAGGCGCTGCAGCTCCTTCTCCGTGAGGCCCGAGGCCTCCCCCAGCTGCTTGACCCCAGCGGCCGCCGCGGAGGCGCCAGCCTGCGCCTCCGTGCCGGCGGAAGCGACGTCGCGCATCTTGCCCTCGAGGACCGCGAGCGTCGTCTTCACGGTCTCGAACGCCGCGTTCTGCGCAGCCGCGTTGTCGAGGGCCTCCGCGCTCTGGTCCTTGAACGACTGGCGCATCGCCTCGACGGTCTGGCCGGCGTCGCCGACGGCGCGCTTGATGCCGTCGAAGGCATCGTCCATCCCGTCGCGGGCGAGCCCCATCGACTTGGCCAGGTCCTGCACCGGCTGCAGCGCGTTCACGATCGCCTGCACGCCCTGGATCACGAGCCCGGCCTGGCCGACGAACAGGGCCATGAACTCGTTGAAGATCACCTTCAGCCCGCTCCACGCGTTCGCGAGGAACTGCGCGCCGCTCACGCCGGCGGACACGACGTCGACGAGGAAGATCCCGAACTGGTTCACGTAGCCGATCAGCGTTTGCACGATCTGCTGCTGGTTGCTGCCGAAGGCGTCCTGGATCGCCTTCGTCAGGGCGTCCATACCCTCGGCGAGAACTGGCGACGTGGCGATCGCCACGCTGAAGCTGTCGACCAGGTTCGTGACGGCGGTCTTGCCCTGCGCGATGCGGTCGGCGAAGTCGGCCTGGGCCGGGCCCGCGGCCTCGAGCTCGCCCCGCAGCGACGCGATCGCCGCCTGGCTGACGGCGGTGGCCTTCTCGTGCTGGGTCAGGTCGCTTGAGGTCTTGCCGATCGACCGGGCGTAGCTCTCCGCGGCCGCCTGCGTGTCGACGAAGAGCCCGAGCTGCTTGAGGGCCGCGGTCTTGCCCGAGGCCATCGCGTCGGTGAGCTTGTCGAAGGCCTGCGCGGTATCGCCGCCGGTGCGGTCCGCGAGGAGCTTGGCACCGGCGGCGAGGGTCCCCATGTCGCGCGCCGACGTCACCAGGCCCGAGCCGAGGGCCTTGTTGGCCTCCTTCATTAGGTCGAAGTTGGAGATGGTGCCGAGCGTCCCTTGCTGGAGGGCCCCGAGCATCACGTCGGCGCTCTCGCCGGCGCGCGCGGCGAGGTCACCGAACGCGCCTTGCACGTCGGCGATCTCGGAGCCGCGGGTGCCCAGCGTCGCGACCGCCGCGGCCGTCGCCGTGATGGCCCCGGATGCCAGGCCGGCGAAGGCCGTCACGGCCTCCAGGGACTTGCCGAGCTTCACGCCGAGGCCTTCGGCGACGTTGTTGACGGGCCCCGAGAACTGGTCGTTGAGGCTAACGGATCCGACGAGTTCGCCGATGCTGATTTCGCTCATTGCTTCAGGCGGCGCGCCCGCTTCGGCGCTTCGGGCTCCGGCGTGTTGTAGATCCGCATGAGGATGTCCATCGTTTGCCGCACCTGCGAGCGGGCCTGCTCAGCAGTCCTTGGTGCGGGCTCGGCCGGCCTGGCCCCGAAACGGAGGACGCACTTGTCGAGCGAGATGGGGGGCGTGCCCTTTTTCCTGTTGACGTTCAGCAGCGTGCGGACGATGTCGGCCGTCCTCATGTCCGCCCGCACCTCATCGAACGGCTCGAGGTCGGCGTAGGCGCGCCAGGCCTGGAACTGTCTCGACGTCATTCCTCGCAGCATGCCGTCGACGTCCGGCAGACCGAGTTGCAGCGCTAGGCGGTAGGCGAAGCGGCGGCCGCCGCTTCGCCGGAGGCGTTTTTTTCGGTCGCCTCCAATCCGAGGTGCTCGTTCGCGAGCTTCTGGAGCCGGACCAACACCTCCTGGTCCCTGGTCGCGAGCTGCTTCCGGTCCTCCTCGGTCGCGAAGAGCGGCTCGCCCTTGCTGTTCGCCAGGCAGGCCCCGAGGGTCACGCACAATCGCTCCACGTACTTCTCCTTGGGGAGCTGCTCGATGGCCTCCTGGATGCCGAGCGACTCCGCCGCGGAGAGGGTGCGGAGGTAGACGGCGCCTCCCCACTCCGGCACGTTGACCCTGGTCAGTCGGCGATCCATCGCCGACAGGATCTGCGCCGCGGTCAGGTCGACGCCGGCGGGCTGCGCGTTTCCGTTTCCGTCGGTCACGAGGGGCCTCAGCTGGTGGTGCCGATGACGATGATGTCGTAGGTGACGGAAGTGCCGGCGCCGCTGTTGGCGACCTGGAGGATGTCGCCGGTGCCCGCCGTCACGGCGATCCCCGCGGTCGCCGGCGCGGTCAGCACGAAGCATCCCTTCGGCTGGATCGTTACCGTCGTCGCGGCCGCGCTCAGGATCGGCACGGCGTTGGCATCCCCGCCCAGCACGACGTTGTTCGTGTTCCCGCTCGAGGCGCAGACGATGAGGGCCTTGAGCTTGACTGGGGCGAAGGCGACGCCGAAGGCGTCCGTGAGACCGCCGCCCGCCAGGTCGAGGTCCTCGGTCGTGGAAGCCGCGATCGTCCGCTGGTCGCTCCACACCGTGTTGGCCTGGTTGGTGCCCGTGCCGTTCGTCAGGTCCAGCAACGACTGCTTGGCGAGGGGCGCTTCAGCCGCGACGAGGTCGAGCTGCGAGCTGAGCTTCGCGGTGACTTGGATCTCGATGCGGGACGTCAGCGACGCGGCCGCGACGTCGCCGGTCTGAGTCAGGCTCCCCAGTCCGACGGCGAGCAGGCAGAGCAGGGCCAGGGCCGTCAGCGACCGCCGCGGGCAGGACTTCAAGGTCTTCATCGTTCTCTCCCTTACGAGTTCACCATCGTGATCGGCCCCGCGATGGTCAGCGCGAAGGCGACCTGCATCGCCGCGTCGACGCCGACCTCCTGGGGGTCGAAGAGCTGGACGCGCGCGGCCATCGTCCAGTGCGGCAGCCCGTTCGGCGGGAACGTGATCCGCCAGTTCCGCTTCGTGTTTGCGAGCATGTCGGCGAGGATGCCGGCGCCGACGTCGCTGTGAGTCGGATCGTTCGGCAGCCAGTTGAGCGTGCCGGTGACCTGGCCCTTGCGGAGCATCCCGAGGATCTTGGCCTCCTGGCCCTCGTTGTGATTGGAGACCTCCACCTCATTGCGCGAGAGCTGCGGCGGCTTGAGAGTGACGATCTCCGCGACCGCCACGAACACCTCCGGGGCTCCGCCGTCTCCCGCCTTCAGCAGGATGCCGGTCCCGATGATCGCGTCGCTCATTTCCGTGGCCTCCTAGTCCGTCACCATCAACGGCTCGCCGTCCGCACCCAAGATCCGGGATGCGCGCAGAATGGGCGCGCGCGGCGCGTGTTCCTTCGCCTCGTGCTCGAGCACGGCGGCCAGATTGCCGACCCGCTCGTAGCGGTCTCCGCAGACGGCGCACCGGTAGACTGGCCGCCCGTTCCAGTGGAAGGCCGGCTCGCGTTCCACGTCACGCCACCACGGCCCTGTTCAGGACGCCGGTGAGCGCGGTGTAGGCGGCGTGAGCCAGCGTCTCAGCGTCTCGCCACGTCCCCGCGCGCGCGATCACCTGCGCCGATGGCCGCCGGTACGCGCCGGCGCCGGCGTTGTGCGTCCCCAGCGGCGGCGCGCCCCCAGTCGCCTTGATCGATAGCATGGGCGCGCTGCTGCCGGGCCCGCCGTCGGGCTCGGGGATCACGGCCATCGACGACGCGTAGATCGTCACGCCGCGCTGACCCACCCCGGCTGCCTCCAGGACGACGACCAGCTCCTCGAGGAACGTGTCCGAGGGCCGCTTCATGCAGAGCACGTTGAACGCGCACTGCGCGCGGCCGGCCTCGTCCATGCCGAGGTCGAACGGCTCCTGCAGGGCCGTGATGGACAGGTATTGCGTCACTTGCCCACCGCCAGCTTCTTCAGGTGGATCTTCTCGGCGATTCCGGCGCCGGCGGTGTTGACGGCTTCGAGGATGGTCCGCTCGAGGTACTTGCTGTGGGTCTTGTGGTTCTCGTGGACGATCAGGGCGTGGCGCACCTGCTCGGGCCCGCCCCCGAAGACCAGGAACGCCGCGATGTTCTCCCGCCCCTCCTTCTTGCGGATCGACACCCGCAGGCGCCCGCTGCGCTTCAGCCGGCCGGTCTTCTCCGGCGCGCGCTCTCGCGCGATCTCGAGCTTCTCGCCCGCCCACTCCCTCGTGCCGCGCCTCGCCGCGAGCGGGAACTCGCGGGCCACGGCCTGCAGCTGCTGCTTCATCTGCGGCACGCCGCCGAACGTCACCCGGATCGCGGTCCTCATCCGAGGAACACCGTCACGGCGAAGGGCGCGCCGGTCTCCGCGTCGATCGGGGCGCGCTCGATGTCCACGATCGGCCCCGTGAAACCGTCGGCGAGCCGGATCTCATCGCGCGGGTCGACCGTGACCGGGCGCGGGAACGCCACCGTGGCACGGAAGCTGACCTCCTGGCCCCCAGGCCGGGCACGCTGGCCCTGGCGCCGCTCGACGAACGCCAGGAGCGGCACCGCCGGCGCGCGTGTCGCCTCGCCGAAGCCGTCGTCTTGGATGAAGGCCGAGCGCTGAACCGTCTCCTCGAGTCCGAGCGCCTGCCCGGCCGCGTCAGCGGCCGCGAGGGCCGATCCCAGCCACGCAGCGCTCGCCATGCAACAGCAGCCCGATCAGGCGAGCGCGGCGCCGAGATTCACGCCGGCGAGCACCACCTTGCCGGTGGCGGTCGGGTTGGCGGCCGCGGCCGCCGCGACGCCGGCGCGGTAGTTGCCGGTCGTCACCGTGGTGAACCGCTTGTTGGTGTCGTCCCAGTTGACCTGCGCGCCCTCGGTCCACGCCTGCGCCGACAGCTTCGCGTGGTCGACCACGCCCGTGCGGACGCCGCGGAACTTCTCGCCGGAGAGCTTGGTCTCGAGCGAGATCACGAGCAGGTCGCCGATCTTCACGCCCACACCCGCCGTCACGTTCGCGGGAGCCGTGAACTCCAGCACGTCGGCGGGCTGTACGAAGTTCTTCATGGCATCGTCTCCTTGAGCGTTGCCGGGTTACGCGCCGGGGTTCTTGTACAGGCCGCGGAAGTCGACGACCTTGGCCGCGACGTCGTGCGAGATCTTGATCTCCACGCCGTCGACGTCGAACCCGATGCGGGTGTCGACGCGCGGGCCCGCCTCGCCCTCGAGGAAGACGAGGACGATGATGTCGATCTGGTCCGGCGAGGCCGCCAGGTACCAGGAGACGCCGCTGTTGACGTCGAGCCGCGGCTCCGCGATCACCGTCAGCTTCCCGGCGAACGGGTTGATGCTGGACGACGAGCTCGCCAGCAGGTTCTGGCTGACGAACTGGTCGCCGATCGTCTCCTTCGCCACGGGCACGATCAGCACCTTCGGCTCGAGGTTCATCAGGGTGACAGCGTCGATGCCGGTCTGCTTCCGCATCGCGGCTCGAGCGGCGCCGATCGCGGCCACGGAGATCGCGTCGGACGTGCCCGAGAGGTTGGCGTGCGTGGCGTGGAAGAGGGCGACGCCGTCCCCCATGTTCGCGTTGGCCGTGATCTCGGCCCAGACCAGGTCGCTCTCCTTGTTGCGGGCCTGGCGACCGAAGGCCATCGGCACGCGTGAGAACGCGTCCGTGTCGTCGTTCACCAGGGCCTGCCGGGTGATCGAGAACTTCCGGCCGTAGGTCTTGAGCTGGACCTCTTCCTTGCTCTCCCCCATCGTGCCTTCGGTGTACTCGCCGTGCTCGCCGACCTCGAGGAGGGCGGGCGCCTCGCCGAGCTGCAGCAGCCGCGCCTTCTTGAAGTCGGCCAGCGTCATGTTCCGGGTGATGGGGCTGAACGTCTGCGGCGCCTCGAGGTAGGCCTGGCGCAGGATCTTGTTCGGCAGGTCAGCCAGGAGGTTCGCGAAGTCGGAGGTCGTGTGCATCCCGCCGCGCAGGCCGAGCGCCAGGCCGGCCAGCTCCATCTTCGACATGGCCGTGACGCGGACGCCCCGAGCGCTGAGGAACGTACGCGCGACGTCGAGCAGGCTCATGCCGCGATACTGGCGACCCTCCTCGGACAGCTGGAACCCCTGTTCGGGCGTGTTCTTCGTCTTCGCCACGTAGGGGTGCATGCGGTGCAGGAGTGCGTTCTCGATGGCGGCGCGCACGTGGACCAGCGGGTCGTCGCCGACGACCTCGACCTGGGGCCCGCGCGATCCGGCCCGCGGCACGTTGCCGTCACGCTTCTCCAGCTCCTTCAGGACTCGCGTCTGGGCATCGACCAGCGTGACCTTGTCGGCGATCAGCTTCTCGGCGAAGGACTGCGTCATCCGCCCCGCGCGGCAGGCCAAGAGGATGCCCTGAATCCGCACGCGCTCCTGGTCGGCGCCGGCATCCCGCTCGTTGGGCTCGATCGGCTCGGGCGGCGTCGCCGGCAGCGTCTGCAGAGGATCGCTCTCCACAACGTTCTCCGAGCGGGTGTCGTCGTTTTCGGGCATCGTCGTTCTCTCCTGCGCGACTGAGGCGCGCGTCACGATCTGGCATTGGTTCGCGGCGGCCGAACGGCCTTCGCGGACCTTGGCGCCGGCGTCGGCCGGCATCGAGACCATCGAGGCCTCGTAGGGCTCCCAGTCGACGGCCTTGCGGACGGGCAGCTTGTTGTCGTTGCCCTGGGTCTCCTCGAACCTGTAGATGCGGTACCCGATCGACAAGCTGCGGATGTGGCCGTCCTTCACGTCCTGCCACACGTCCTGAACCGCCTCGCGCCGCGAGAAGCTGACGCGCGCGCGCAGCTCTTTCTTCGTGAGCGTGACGCTGCCCGGAACGACGGATCCGAGCTGGTCCGAGACCGACCAGGAGCTGTGCGAGTCGAGGAGCGGGCCGCCGTCGTTCAGGCGCTCGAGGCGGACGTGATCGGCTTCGAGCGAGAGCGTCTCGATGTAGCGCTTCCCGGTCCACCAATCCACGCGCTCGACCGGAGCGCCGGTGCTCAGGACGACGTCGACGGTGCGCTTCTCCTCGTTGACGCTATCGGGCAGCACGCGAGCCTGCAGAGAAAGCGGCAGCATGTCGACCGTGCGGGGCTGGCCAGCGGTGCCGGGGCGCTTCGCCATACGGGCCGAAGCGTGCCAGGACGGGCCCGGGCGGCGTAACCCGCGTTTTTCGCGGGTATGGAGGTCTCTGAGCGACGCGAACTTAGCCCGGCCGGTGAGTGCAGCGCAGGCCCGCGGGGGTCGGCGAGCTCAGCCAACCCTTCGCGAACAGGGCATCGAGATGCTGCTGCACGGTTTTGCGGTGGACCTTGAGCTGGCGGGCCAAGTATTCGACGGTCGGCGGCTCCTTGAGGGCCTCGGTGATTCGCGCGAGCAACTGGAAGACGTCACGCTGGCGGGCCGCGAGCGGCTTGACCTGGCCCTTCTTCAGCAAGCGCCCTCGAAGAGGCGCACCACCGCGTCGCGGCCCTTTCGGAAACAGTCGCCGCAGCCGATGACGGCCGGCGCCGCGATCGCCCTGGCCTCCGTCACGTCGCCTGCGGCACGCTCGACTGCGGCGAGCGCCGCGTCCCGACCCTGACACCAACAATCGAACCAATGCCGAGCGACCGGCCTGAGCTCACGCGCCTGGTCGAGCAGCTCCTGCAGGCGCCGACGCGCAGAATCGGCCGCGGCGTCCCGCTTGCGCTCCTCCTTCGGGGCTGGCTCGCGCGCGTCGAGATTCAGCCCGCGCTCGGGGTTCTCCAGGCTCTGCGGTTTCACGGCCATCGCACTCACTCCTCGGCCGCCGGCGGCGGCGTCTTGTCGTCTGCGGGCTTCGTTTCGTCCGCTGGCGCGGCGGCCGCGCCCTGCTGCGCAGCCTGAACGGGGTTCCCCGCCTGCGTCGTCTTGCGCGGATCGCTGTCGAGGACGATCCCGAGCTTGTCGAGCTGCTTGTTGTGGGCCGCGAGCTCCACCAGGACCTCGTCGGGGTCGTATCCGCGCTCGCGCAGGACCTCCGGCAGCGTGGTGATGCCCGTTCGGATGTTGCGCTGGTGCGCCAGGCCTTCCTTGTCCGGCTCGATCATCGGCATCGGCGGGGCGCTCCAGCTGACCCCGGGCACCTTCGCCATGCCCATGACGCTGGCCGCCTGCATCGCCCAGCCCCAGACGGGGCCGCAGAACTGCGGGACGAGCATCTGCCAGCGCCAGTCCTCGACGTTGTCCCAGTGCGCGAGCCGCGCCATGCGTGCGGAGCTGAAGTTGACGCCCGAGTAGTCGCCGGTCAGCTCCTCGTAGCTCACTCCCAGGCCGGTCGCGATCGAGCGCAGTGTCGTCCGCGTGTAGTCGGCGTACTCGCGGACGGTCGGGGGCTGCACGACCGAGACCTGGCGGCCCGGCGGCACGTTGAGGATCATGCCGGGCTCGAGGCTGTCGACGAGCGGATCGGCCGTGTCGGTCGCGCCGAGGGCAGGAGCGCTGCCGTCGATGTCGCTCGTGAGCACGGCGAGGCATGCCGCGATCTTCTGCTTCATCAGCGTGGCGTCCTCGAACTCGTCGTGATCCTTGAAGCGCAGCAACACCGGCGCGAACCAAGAGGGCCCGCGCATCTGGCCGGGTCTCTCGTGGTAGTAGATGTGGAGGATCGCCTCCGCCGGCACGCGCACCGACTGCCTCGACGCGTTGAACAGGTCCGAACCGGGGTGCTCGGGGAACAACCAGTACGCCACGCGACGACCGAGGAGGTCGAGCTCGACCCCGTGGACGACCCGATTGCCGGTGATCGTCCGGACGTTGTGCTTGAGCGTGTCCAGGTGGTCGGGGTCGAGGACCTGCAGCTGCATCGGGATCGGCAAGCCGTCGTCCGGCCGGCGGAATCGCCGGCGCACGAGGACCTCGCCCGACTCGACCACGGTGCGCATCACCATCCGCTGCAGGCCGTAGAAGTTCAGTCGCCCGTCGGAGTCGCAGGCCGTCGTCTCGGCCCACGCCTTCCACGTGTCCAGGGCGCGCTTGTTCTTGGGCTGGGGCTTCGCGACGATGCCCCAGCCCACGACGTGGTTGGTGATCGTGCGCAGCGCGCCCTTCGCGTTCGGGTTGTTGCGCACCATGTCGCGCGCGACCTCGCGCAAACGCGTCAGCGCCGGGCCGACGACGGCGTTCGCGTCTCCCCCGCTGCGGCGCCAGCCCTGGGTGCGGCGGCCGGTCGCGGCCGCTTCGTAGTGCCGGACCAACAGCTCGGCCGCGACGCGCGCACGCACCCGGCGCAGGGCGGCCTGCGGTGCCAGGAAACCGATCGCGCGATCGAGCCAGCTGCCTCTTGCCGGCGCGTGGGACGCCATCACACCCCTTTGCTGGTCGCGGCCAGCCGGTAGGTGCCGCTCCCGGCGTTCAGCTGCTGCTGCAGCACCGCGCGCAGCTTGAGCATCTCGTCGATCGACCGGAACCGGTACCGTTGACCGGCGACTTCCATCTCCTCGACGGCGCCGGTCCCGGCGATCGCCGCGTCGAGCTTGTCGATGTCGGCCTGCGTGATGGCCATCAGCGTGCCAGGAGTGCGCGCACGGCCGCGTCCTTCGCCTCGAGCAGCTTGCGAAGGGCGACGGTGCGCTCAGGGTTCCTCGGCAGGGCGGCGCCGATGGTCACGGTCCCGCTCTCGGGCGTGTTGTCGCCCAGCGCGATCGCGTGCGCCAGCTCGCAGAAAGGCTTCGACACCAGCTGCAGGTGCGGCGGCAGGTGTACGTACGCGAAGAACTGCAGGATGTGCTCCTCCACTCAGTCCTCCTTCGGGGCCTTCTGACTCGGATCGGAGATCGGGTTCGGCGTTTGCACGCCGTCGATCTCGCCGTCGATCGCCGGCGCGGCCGGGCGCGCCTTCTCGGCCTCGCTGTCCTTGTCCTGGTCCTTCTCCTGCTTCGGCTTCTTCTCGGTCATCGACTCCCTCCTCATCGCAGCCAACCCCTCCGACGGTGGCCGAGCCACCGCTGCCGGCCCTCGAGCAGCGCGCGGAACTCGCGATCCGAGTAGAACGGATCGTTCGTAGCCCGCCGCGGCGCCGGTGGCGTGACGACGACCTTCGCGGCGCTCAACGGCTTCCGCACGCCAGTGCCGGCGACGTCGAGGGCCTTCACCCGCGCCTCCGGTGCCGGTTCAGCCAGGGCTCGCGCGTCGGCGCCGCCGGCGCGGGGGGCGCCGGATCCGCGGACACGGAGCGCTCGAGCGCGGCCCAGTCGGGCTCCTGGAACCGATCGAGGCCCACGAGCGCGGCCGCGGCCCGCGCGTAAACGCGGGCGTCGAGGGTGTGGTTCTCCCGGCCCGCGATGAGCTCCCACTCGAGGCGCACGAACCCGGTCCTCGACTTGTGCGTGACGAGCTGCTCGGCGGTCAGCTGGCGGAAGAAGTCCTCGTCGTACTGGGGGAAGTGGCACCAGCCCGGAGGAAACGGCGCCCCGTCGGCCGGCCGCTCGAGGCGGAGACAGCCGTAGAGCTCGCTCTTGGCGACGGACCCGGTCACCGGCCACACCTTGTAGCCGTAGATCGGCCGCCGGCCGCGGAGGGTGATGTCCACGGTGGAAGGCGTGCCGATGAGCATCCCCCCGGACGGCTGCCCCTTCACCGCGATGACGCGGTTGAGCGGGTACTTTCGCGCCCAGGTGTAGACGTGTTGCGTGTTGTAGCCCGAGTCCACGGCCAGCATCTTGACCGCCAGCTCGACGCCGGCGTCGTGAGCGAAGGTGCGCGCCAGGAGCGCGTCCAGCTGGGGCCACGGCCCGTTGACCAGGTCGGCTGTGTCGCCCGGGATCACGCCGTAGTCGATCGACCAGGAGACCTTGCCGCGGCCCCATGCGACGATCTCCACGACGAGCCGGTCCTTCTGGACGTCGACGCCCGCCGTGAGGAACAGGCCTCCCTGCGGAACGGTCCCGAGCTGGTACGGCTCCCGCCGATCCCAGAGGCGCTCCCACTCCGGCGCCTCGCCGCGCTCGGTCCACGTCTCCCCGAGGACCGTGTTCACGAAGACCCGCAACTTCTCGGGGTTCTTCTTGGCGGCGACGTGCTTCTCCGCGATCGCGCCCCAGCTGAGCCAGCCGACGGGCGAATACAACGCGCTCAGGTGGTAGCCGCGCACGCGCGGATCCGCCTTGGGGTTCTCCGCCCTCCACTCCCCGCGCTCGAGCATCCGCGCCTTCTGGTGATCGGCGATCCGCTCCTCGCATGCGCGACAGACGTAGACGGCCTTGGCCGGCGGGAGCCTCAACCTCGACCAGGTCAGGCGGTCCCACTCGAGCGGCTGCATCGCCCCGCAGTGCGGACACGGCACGTAGTACCGCCGCTGGTCGGTGGCGAGGTAGGCCCGCTCGATCGCCGAAACGCCGGCGATGGTGGGCGTGCTGACCTTGACGGTCTTCCGGCGCGCGAAGGTCCGCTGCCGCGCCTCGGCCAGGTCGATCGGCGCGCCCTCTCCGTCGACGTCGAGGGGGTAGCCGTCGATCTCGTCGAGCAGCAACCAGCGCGCCGGCATCGAGCGCAGGCCGACCGCGCTGTTGGCGCCCGTCACGACGAGCACGCCGCCCAAGAACTCCTTCGACAGCATCGACGCCCGCCTGTCGCGGCTCCGCTGGGGTCCGACCTTGACCTGGAGCCGCGGCGTCGACGTCAGCAGAGGCTCGATCCGCTGCCGTGAGAACCGCTTCGCGAGCTCGACGGTGGGCTGCACCAGCATCGTGGGCCCGGGCGCGTGGTCGATGATGTAGCCGAGGAGGTTGAGCAGGGCCTCGCTGCCGGCGACCTGCGCGGCCTTCATGAACACGACTTCCTCGACGTCGCTCGTTGCCGACAGCGCGTCCATGATCTCGCGCAGATAGGGCGTCCGCGACGTCCGCCAAGGCCCGGGTTCCGCGCTCGACTTCTGAGGGAGAACGCGGTACTTGTCCGCCCAGTCGCTCACGAGGACGTCCGGCTCCGGACGAAGCCCGAGACCCCACGCGCGCTTGACGCGGCCGCCGCTAGCCACGCTCGAGCCGCTCCGCGACCGAGTCGAGGGCGCGCCGCAGCTCCTTGCTGAGCTGGGCGTGAACGCGCTGGGGGCTGTTCTCGCTGGCGAGCTCAGCAGAGAGACGGTCGGGGATGTTGAGGATGGCGTCGCGCAGCACGCGCGCGGCCTCGAACTGTTCGCGCAGGACGGTGTCGGCGTCCAGCAGCTCGCCGCGCTTGCGGCGGTTGCCGAGCTCGAGAGCAGCAGCGCGCTCAAGAGCCACCCGACGCTGCGCCTCGACGAGCGTGCCGTCCCCGTTCTTCCCGTTGTTCTGCGGTTTCGCAGCGCCCGCAGCCCACTCGCGCTGCGCGAGGGCGGTGTTGACGACGAACGGACCCCGCCCGTCACGGCCGACGCTCTCCTTGAGCCGCCCGGACTTGATGGCCTTGCGCACGGCCTGATGTGTAACGCCTAGCGTCTTCGCAAAGGCTCGTAGGGAAACCCGCGCCGGCGTGGCGCGAGGTTCCTTGGATGGAGGCATTCACGCGGCGCCCCGGGCGCGTGTTGCTTCCCCGAGCAGCTTCCTGCCTTTGCGTAGGTTGCAAGCGAGGTGCGCGAGCTGCGCGTTCGACAAGTCGTCCTGGCCGCCACGAGACAGCGGGATGACATGGTCGACGGACGCACAATGGAGATCGGGCCAGCGCAGCGCCGCGTCGACGTCTCCGCTGCAAAGACCGCATCTCCCGCCGTCGCGTTCGTAGACGATCGATAGTCTGGGCGATCCAACACCTCGAGGCCGCGCCCGCCGGCGACACAGCTCTCGACAGCGGGCCCAGACGCGGTTTTTGCAGCGCTTCGAGCACCAGCGCGCGTTCGAGCGATTCGGCACAAACGCGGCCGCACAGCCAACGCAGACCCGCGCCTCCACGGCGTGGGCTGCTCGGTATGCGGCGCGCACGCTCTCTCGCCGGCGCTTTCCGCCGTCGCCCGACCAGAACGCGCGGTTCTTGCAGCGGCGCGAGCAGTACTGTGACTGTCTCCTGCCATGTGCGGCCGGCACGAGGGCGTCGCCACAAGCCCCGCAGTTCTTGGGAGGCCGCGTGGGCCGCATGGTGGAGGAGGGACGACACAACGCTGAGCAATAGCGATGGGCTGGTCCGCGGCGATTGAACTCATTCCCGCAAGCGAGACAGGGCCGGTTGCCCAGGGCTCCGCGCCTCGCGGCCCATTCCTCACGTGCCAACGTCGGATTGACGAAGATGGGGCGGCCCCGGCCGCCAGCCCGTCCGCTAGCAACGGTCGCGGCCGTGAGTCGACCACGGCGGATCGCCTTCTGCACGGCGCGCAGGGACACGCCCAGCTCGCGCGCGAACGCTCGCAGCGAAACGCGGGGATCAGCGGGAACCGGGAACCCAACTTCGGCATTGATCTCTGGCTCAAAACCGCGAGGGGGGGACCCCGCGGACGACGAGCTCGGGGAAGGACCCAAGGCGCACACCCCAGGCCTGGGGGTGTTGCAGACGTCTGCACAACGCTCGACCCTCACTTCCATACCCGCCACGTGTCTGGTGTACCCGAAGGAAAGTAGGTGACCTCGCTCGCGATCGTGACCTTCCATCGCCCAGCCAACTGGCTCGGAGCGACGCCGACGAAGTCGTTCGCATGCGGCGTGAAGCGCACCTTGCCCTCGGCGGGGGATGGGATCGAGACCACTCCCTGCGTGGCCACGGGCGTGCCGTCCGGGCGGTGCAGCTGCAGCACCACCGTGGCGCCGCCGAGGTTGGGGTTGGTCTTCGCCTTGGTGAAAGGGTCCGTGCCCTCGAGCTGCATGTCGATAGCGGAGGTCTGCCCCTCCACCACGTCGACGACGACGCTCACAGAATCACCGTAGTGCGCAGGGCCGTCATATTCCTGACCGCTCGGACTGGCGTGAGGTTGGCCACGCCGCGGCTGTGCGTGAGGCTCGAGCTCGAGCGCCTTGCGAACAGGAGCCTGGTCGCCCGATCCGCCGTGAGCTTCCTGCTGAACGTAGGCAGCACGTCGCCCATGGGTACCGGGCCCGGTCCCCCACCGGCTTCCACCGGTGACGTCCACCAGAACTTGAGGCTGAGCCGCACGCTATCTACACCCGACCCCGAGCAGCTGCAGGAAGCAGCCGGGATCCTCGTTCAGCGCCGCCATCGCAGAGGCGCAGTCGGCCGTCGCGTACGTGGGGTCGCTCGCGGCCGAGGTGGCCTCGGTCGCCACGCGCGTCTCGATGCGCGCTCCCATGGAGGTAGCCGCCGTTCCGGTGCCGGCGGTCGCGTTTCCTCCGCCCGTGTAGTCCGTGTCGGCCGTATAAGTCGTGGTATTGGACTCGCAAGCGCTCGCACGGACGAACAGGTGCGGCCTGCTCACAGTCGTCGCGGCCGTCATGCTGCCCGGATCGGCCGCGTCGTTCGCGAGTCCGTTCTGCCCCGCTGCCATGTACGGCGAAAGGTTCGTGTCCATCGTGAACTCGTCGCACGTCGCGGCCTTCGACGTCGTGGAGGCTGACAGCGTGATCGTGATGGTGCCGCCCGACGTCAACTGCGTGGTCGCCTTGGTCCACCAGATGTCGATACACGCGCCGTCCGCGGCCGTCGATGTCTGCGCGTTGCAGAACTCGATTGCCTTGACCCATCGGTTGCTCGAGCCGTCCGTGACGTTCGTGACCTGGCCGAGGTCGCCGTCGGTCGTCCCCGTACCCGTCTCGTCCTTGCCGATCGCGCACACCCCGACATTGCCGGCCTCGAGGGTGGCGCTGGTCGTGACTGTCAGCGAGGTTCCCGCAGTGGTCGACGTGCCTGTCCCCAGCGAGCCGACGCGCGCGAACGTCGCGGCCGCAGGCTCCGCCAGCAGCAGGAACGCGCAGGCGAGGAGAAGCCGCCGCATCAGAACTTCGCGTACGTGACGTGGCCGTGAACATTCACGGCCGCCGACGTCTCGATGCACAGCGCGTTGCTGACGGCCGTCTTCATCAGAATGGCTCCGCCACCGAGGGCGATGCCGCCGTTCGCCGCGAACGGGTATGCGCCGGTGAGGCCCGTCTCTCCGGTGGCGCAGGCCGTGCCTGTCCCGTAGACGAGGCGCACGCTGGCGGCCGCGCTAACGACCATCGAGAACGAGCAGACGTAGATCGTCTGGGAGGCCGTCAGCGCCACGAGCTCGGCGTTGCCGTTAAGCGCCGTCTGAGAGATGGCGACGCTGGTCGTCAGCGTCGGGTCCTCGCAGATGTCAGCCACGAAGATGTGGCCAAAGCTGTTCGCCTTGGGCGAGATGTACTCGTTGTTGGCGCTGGCCGTCGACGTCGGCGTGTCCTCGCGCTGGACCAGGACCGCCACTCCGGTGTCCCCCGAGCCCACCGACGCGTCCTCGGCCTTTCCCAAGTTGGCGGCGCCGGTGCCGGGCGTCACGCTCGTCCCGATGGTGGCGATGTTGCCGGTGCTGTCCGAAGCGACGCTCACCCGTAGCGTCCCCGTGCCCGCCGCACCGTTGCCGCTGCTCACTGTGTTCCCGGCGAGCTGGTTGAGGTTGAACGGCTCGTTGTCGGGGAACGTTCCGACCGTGACGCTCGGCAGCGTCAGCACGTCGACCTGCAGCTCGCCCGAGGTGTCGGTCGCGACGTCCTGCGTGTTGCCGCTCCCGTCCTTCCCGGCGATCCTGACGGGGTTTCCGCTCACCGCCGCGCCGTCCGCCGCGGGTCCGATCACGTTGAAGTTCCCGGTGCCCGCGTTCGAGGTCACCGTGCCGCCCACGGTGAACGTTCCCGTGCCCGCGTTCGAGGTGACGGTCCCCGTCCAGCGGTCCCATGTCGATCCGTCGAAGACGTAGTTGAACGCCCCGAGCCGAGACGTCGTGATCGCGTTCGACTCGTTGTCCGCCGGCGTCGAGCCCGACGGCAGGCGGTTCGTGAGCGTCGCATCGAGAGCGAGCGCCGAGGTGTTGAGGTTCGTGCCCGCGTTCGCGGTCACCGTGCCCGAGACCGTGAACGTGCCGGATCCGGCGTTCGCAGTGACCGTGTGCGTGTTCGTCACCGCGACGCGCTGAGACCCGTCGGTCTGGATCGAGAGAGGCGACGTCTGGCCGTTCGTGTACGAGGGCGCGCCCGTGCTCACGGCCCCCTGCACCAACACTCCCGACTGCCCCGACGTCGTCGAGCCCTGCGTGACGGGCAGGTTGTCGATCAGCTGCAACGCGGTCGTCTGCGTCTGCTGCTCACCGAGCGTCGACGCGCCGCTCGGCAACGGCAACGACGCGGCGGAGATCGGCTGCGTGACGCCGGACCCATCGACCTGGACAGCGCCGGCGGCCGTCACGTTGACCAAGTCGGTGCCGTCGGTGACCTTGACGGACCACGCGTTGGCGAGGCTGTTCGGCGTGCCCTGGTTGGCGGTGACCGTCGTGGCCGCCAGGTTCCCCACCAGCACGACGCGCAGCGAGAGGGTCGAGAGATCGCCCACGTCGAAGGCCTGCGCGCCGTCCCAGCCGCGAACCGGTGTCGGCTGCTGCGCGGCCGCCGGCGCCGCGGCCACCGCGACGGCAACCAGGACTAGAGTGAGGCTCTTCACCAGGTCTCCTCCGTCACCTGAGCACTGCTCGACCCGGAGCCGAGCGCGCCGTGCAAGGCACCGAGATAGGCCGGCACAGGGAGCACGAGCTCGCCCCCGGGGGCCACGCGGTGGGTGTAGTCCGTCGCCGAGGCGCCCGTCCCGTACTTGACGTACAGGAACGCGGTCGCCTCGTTGACGATGATCGCGCGAGCTCGAGCAGCGTTCGCGGCCAGCAGCTCGGCGCTCGACGTCGTGGTGGCCTTGCGGCTGATCGCCGATGCGGTGGGGTGGCGCTCGATCGGCCTGACGACACCGCCGAAGGCCGAGCTGCCCGGGGCCGCGGCGAGGACGGCTTGCCGAGCGCCAGGCGTCTCCGGGTCGCCGAGGACGGACACCTCGCGCTTGACGTCGCCCTGGCTCGTCGTGACGGTGACCGTCTCGATCTTGTGGTGATCGACATCGGTGCTGTCCTTCGGCCCTTTGATGTGACTCTCGACAACGGCCACCTCCGCCCCCTACGTCGCTTTCGCTTCGCCGATGGGTTTCCGGCGGAGCTGCAGCTCTCTCCGCAGCTTCTCGACGTCGACGCCGGTCGCGGCTTGGAGCAGCTTGTCGCCCTCGTTCGCGACGTCCCGCGTGGAGTCGAACAGTTGCTTGGACAGGGCCTCGCGCGCGCCCTTGACCTCGCCGGCGACACCAGCGATCAGCGTCGCGAGCTGCCGCCGCAGCGCCACGACGAGCTCCTTGGTCTCCCGGGCGTCGTCGCCGGCGCGCGAGACCTGCACCTGCAGGCCGTCAGGGCCGTTGATCGCGCCCTCGAGGGCAGCGAGCCGATCGCAGAAGGCCTCGTGCTGGGCGTCCATGTGCGCGCGCAGCTCGATCAGCATGCGGTCGGTCTCGCCGGCGTGCTGGGGCCGGCGCTCTTCACGCGGTCGTGGGATGTCGCCCGTCTCGCCCGAGGCTCCGCCGCGGTGACCGTTCCCGTTCTTCCGCCAGGCGCGCAGGACGGCGGGCAGGAAGTAGAGGACGAGGGCCACGCCGAGCGCGGCCACGAAGAACCCCGTGGGGTTCTTGTCCGCGAACCCGAGCAGCCGATCCCACCAGCCAGGCTCAGGGGGCGTGTGCAAGGCGTCGCGCTACCGCTGATAGGTGACAACGCGCTTGCCGGGGTCCACGTACGCAGCGAGCCACGACGTCGCGACGCCGAGCGCCGCGGTCGCCAGGCCGATCCGATCCGACCAGGTCGAGCACTGCGGGCAGCCTGGGATCCCCCCGAGCAGCTCCTGCAGGCCGAACACCAGGTAGGACGCCGAGGCGGCCGTCGCGAGGATCCACTGCAGGGAGTCGCGCGCGCCGTCGGGCACGAGGGGCGCCGCGGCGCGCGAGCCCTTGTCGACGAGGCCCGCGTGGCCGAGGACGACCGTCACGACCGTGAGCGCCGGCGCCGCCTCGGGCAAGAACTGCGTCGCCGCGGCCGCAGCGAGGCCAACGAGGAACGCGATCCACGTCTTCCTGCCCTTGGTCCACGCGTACGCTCGAGAGGCGGCGCTCCCGTGCCTCCCGGCCTCGACGTCGCGGAAGAACCGACCCGCGAAGACCTGCAGCACGAGATTCGTCAGCAGCTTCCCCACCAATCCCTCCCTGGCTAGAACCTCGCGGGCCTGCAGACGGCCACGTACCCGCGGCGACGGACCTTGCCCTCGGACAGCACGACGTCGAATTGCTCGCTGCGTCCGTTCTCGCCCTTGATCCCCACCTCGTCGCTTGGCCCGCCTCGCGTGGCGCATAGGCCGCGGGCGCGAAGACGGCCCACGAGGTCCGCCATGAACGCGTCCTCCAGGCGCTCGTTCACTTCTCCCGGCTGATTCGGCGGATACACGACGTCTCCGCGGTCCTTGACCATTTCGTCCAGCACCGCCTCGAGCGCGTCCGCGAACTGGCTCGGCCCCGCCCATGCGCCGTGGTCCTCGACCATCCGGCAGCAGCCGTAGATCCCCGTTTCGCGCGAGTCGATCGGTCGGCCGTCGCAGTCGCGGCCGTTGGCTCCCGACTCCGGCATCGCCGGCAGGCTGCAGGCCTTCAGCGGCGGGCCCGGCGTCGGGCGGGGCGTGGGGCTTGGCTGCGGGCACGCCGGCATGGTGGCGGGCGGACACAGGCCGTGGTACCAGCCGGTGAAGCGGTCCTCGGGGTACGAGTCGAGGATCCACGCGCCGCCGGCGTCGTCCACGCGCCGGCCCCAGGCGTCCCAGCAGTGCGGCAACGAGCCCACCCCGGCGTCCGGGTAGTTCGGGACGGGGCAGACCATCGTCTTGCCGTAGCGCGTGACGGGGTGTCGGGCGCCGTTGCGCAGCTCTCGCTCCGTGTGCGGGCCGAGAGCCCAGCAGGCCGTTTCGTCCTGGGGCCAGAGGATCTCCGCGCCGCTGCCGCTGCCTGAACCGGCCGCGCGGTCACGGAAGCACCGGAGGTTCTCGCCCGGCGTGCCGCACGCGCTGGGGGCGAACGCGAGGCCGTCGAAGCGGTGCCAGCCCGCGGCGCCGGCGCCGCGCACGCTCACGGGCTCCGCGGGCATGGGGACCGCGACGCACGGGGACGGCGTCGGCTCGGGCGTTGGGCGGGGCGTCGGCGGAGTCGGCGTTGGCGGCGTGGGTACGGGCGGAAGCGTCGTGGTCGTGGTGGTTGACGTCGACGACGTGGTCGTCGTCGTGCTGGTCGTGGTCGACGACGAACCCTCGACGTGGCACCCGCGGCCGTCCGTGTCGCGCACATGCCCCGGCTTGCACACGCATCCCTGCTGCGTCAGGACCTCGCCCGTCGCGCAGATGCTGACGGGCGGCAGCTGACCGCCGCACGACAAGATCAGGGCCATCCCCAGCAGCGGCAAGACCGGCGCGGCCCGAGCAAGTACGAGATCAAACAGCCGGCGCATCACGCCTCCTTGCCGAAGGACAACCGCAGTGGGCCGCCAACCGAGACGACGTCCATGTCGAACTCGGCTCGGCTGCCCGCGTACGAGAGGAACTCCGCGAGGCCCGGGCCGCTGTCAGCGATCCCCGGTGCGGCCGCGAGGATCGAGTAGGACTCGCCCACGAGCACGCAGCCCTCGCTGTGCTGCTCGAGGACGCCCTTGTGCAGCAGCGTCGCCGTGTGCTCGGGCGTCTGGATGTCGTAGGTCCAGTAGCCGCCGCGCTCGAAGAACCGCCGCACGCAGCGGTGACGGCCCTCGACGATCTTGACGAACTGCAGCGCCCCCAGGGCATCGCCGTACGCCTGGCTCACGCCGGCGTCGGCCGCCTTGTCGTAGGTGCGCTCGAGCGTGACGGCGAACGGCACGCCGATGACGTCGGAGGGGTCGGCGTGCCGGATCAACACGCCGAAGGCGCCTTCGGCTCGGACGGCCAGCCGAATCAGCGTGAACAGCGGAGCGTTCACGCTGCGCGACCCTCTGGCGGATCCGCGGGTGGCTCAGGCGCGAGCTGTACGAGCAGGCCCCGCCGCAGGAGAACGGACTCCGTGCCGGGTCCCGTGACCGCGCTCAGTTCGCAGCGGAGGAAGTGCTGGTCGCCGGTGGTGTTGGCTGCGCGCTGCGCGACGCGGCGGCCGAAGCGCCCGCTCCCGGGGACCATGAACCTCGCGCCGACGTCGACGTCGGCGAGCTCGATGAGGTTCCTGGGCGCCTGAAACGACAAAACCCCGCGCTCCTTTCGGATGCGCGGGGCCTTCGTTCGGTCACCCGCAGCCCCGGCCCGGTCGTCCTACCCGGGTGGGGGCTTACTGAGTGAAGAGTGTAGCGCCGACGTCAAGCGCCCCGTCGGCGCCGGCCCGCTACGCCCGGGTCTCGGCCTTGCCGTAGCGGGTCCCGCAGCGGTTGCAGGTCGCGTCCCAGTCGTCGGAGGCCACGCGGACCTTCCGGCCGACTGTCCCCTCCGGGCAGCCGCAGAGCCAGAGGCGAAGGCGCGATCCCGAGCCCACGCCGCGCGAGCGGCCGCCGCGGGTGCCGACGCCGAGCGGGCACGGCTTGGGCGCGCGGCGGAGAGTCACCGAGCCCTGCGCGAACGCCGGCTTGCCGTCGGACGGGTGCGGGAGCGACTCGATCACGCCCCACACGTTCGCGTCGAAGTGCTCGGGCGCGTAGGCCTGCCCGGCAGCCTGCGCCGTCTGCAGGCCGAGGACCGCGGCCGCCGCCTTCCACGCCGGGCCGTGGCCGTGCTCGTGACCCGCGAGCGAGTGCGCGAGCTCGTGGATGGTGGTCCCCGCCAGCTGCACGAAGCTCTCCTCGCCGATCGCCGAGATCTCGAGGAAGTCGTGCTGGCTGCCGTTGTCCCAGGCGCCGAAGTAGCAGAGGCCGCGGATCCCCGACGTCCCGCCGCCGTAGACCAGCTTGGCCGCCAGGAGGCGCTTGCGGGTCTCGCCGTCGACCACGCGCGGGACGACCGCGGCGCGGACCGCGTGGACGAACTGCTCGTGGGTCACCTCGGCCGGCTTCTCCTCCCGGAGGATCCGGGCCGCCTTCCCCACCGCCTGCCCGTCCGCCACCGCCACCAGCATCGCGCTCATGTCCCTGTCTCCTGCCTGAACTAACGTATATGCTCGTAGATAGTTCCTCCGGGGCTTGTAAATTAACGAATATGGCCGTACCTTCTGACCCATGGACAAGCACCCGGCTATCAAGGCAGGCAGGGCCCTACGGGTTGTGGCCTGGCGCTGCTCGTGCGTGAAGTGTGGCCACGAGTGGCAGTCGGACGGGGACGAGCCTCCGGACTACTGCGCCGGCTGCCGGAATCCGGATTGGTGGATCAAGCGCCCGGTCGGCCGCCCGCCCTCGGACAAAGCGGCCGCGAAAAAGTAGATCAGGAACGGAACGAACTAACGAGCATGCTCGTTTATACCTGTGAGATGGGCAGCAAGGACAACGCGGCTGAGATCTTGGTAGATCGGGCGGGACTTAGCCCCCTGCCAACCGGGTTCGATTCCCGGCAGCCGCTTCCTGACGGCCGCGGGGAGGGCTAGAAAGACGTCGGGCCGCCGATGCGCTGGCGGCCCTCTTAGATCGGCGGAACTTAGCCCTGCAGCAAAGATACTTCCCCGCCGTCCTCGGCGTCAAGCTCCGTGTCGGGCCGCTCCTCGGGCCTGAAGCTCACGCTGATGAGCCCACGCTGGTTCACGGTCACCACGACGTGAGCCTCGCGCCGGCGACGCAGCTTCCGGGCGGCCTGCGACAGCTTCCGGGTCTTCGCCGCGAGCCAGGCGAGTGTCCGCTCGTTCTCGGTGGCGATGTCTTCGTCGGTTAAACGATCGGCCCGCCGGGCGTCCACGGTCACGCGGTGTTGCCCTTCGGCTCCGGGATGAGCTCGATCAGGATCTCGACGCCGTACTCGCGGCGCTTGCGCCGCTGCTGGTCGTAGCTCCAGCTGACGCCGGAGGCCTGGTCGTCGCTCCGGCCGAGCGCATCGGCGACGCCGTCGCGGATGGCCTTGAACGCTCCCGTGAGGTTGTCGCCCTCGTCGAGCCTCCGCGGCGCGATGCGCCTGAGCGTGACGGCGATCGCCCCCGTCCGCTCCGCCCAGCGGTCCGGGAGCCGAGCCTGCGTGACCTTCTTCGCGAGGTCGCGCTCTCGCGCGACGCGTTCGTGCCGCTGCGCCCAATGGCCCTCGTGCAGGTTGTTGGCGCTCTCGAGCCGCAGTGGCAGCGAGATCTTGATCGTCAGGCAGCACCCCTTTCGGTCGGCGGGCCGTGCCCGCGGCCGAGCGCGAGCCAGCTGTGGACGTGCGGGCCCACAAGGACGGCGACGAGCTCGGGCGCCGGGATCTCGCCGCCGCGGGCCCACCGCTCGCATGCGGCCTCGAGCTCCTCGCCCGGCTCGCGGTTGCGCACGAGCCATTCGGCGATCGCCTGGCCGACGACGCCGGCGCCGCCGTGCGTGGCGATCCACGCCTCCGCGTCTGCCGTTGTATCCGGGGGCGGGTCCTCCGGCTCCGTGCCGAGCTCCTCGAGCGTCGCGCGCCAGCCGCGCCCGATGAACTCCTCGGGCTCGCCGCCCGCCAGGCGGTCGCGCAGCTTGCGCCGCTCCTCGCGCGACGTCGTGAACCCGATCCGGGCCCGGAGCGCCACCAGGCGCGCGACCGCGGCGCGCAGGTCCCGCTCGGTCGCCGGCGGGCCGGTCGCAGCGCCGTTGTCGCCGTTCGATGGCTCCGCTGGCGGCCCCCCTCCCGCCGCGGCGGGAGGGGGTTTAGGGGGTGGGTCTGTTTCGTTGGCAGAGGCCGAGGCAACGGCAACGGCGGTGCGCACGGTGTGCGCACGGATCTCCGACTCCGGTTGTGCGCACGGCGTGCGCAC